GGCAATGTGGCTATTATCCTACTCAAATTAATGATGGCAAGTGTAGAATGATTACAGTAGCTCCTAATTATGCACCAAGAATAATGTCTGCCTTACATAATTTTAAATATGTTGAAATGTTTACGTATGATGTTAAATTTGGAACAAATATTAAACCAATTAAAAGCTTATCAATTAACAAAGTTATAAATAATATAATAAATGAGGCGAGCAAGTAATGGCATATGAATTACGTCCATATCAATTAGAATCAGTAGAAGCAGTTAAAAATCTACAACCAAACTTCAATGGTATTTTATCTTTGAGCACAGGTACAGGTAAGACGGTAATTATGGCTGCAATAGCAAATGAAGTAAAAACTCGTTGTTTGATTGTGGTGCAATCACAGGAACTTCGTGATCAAACAAAAGAAAAACTTTATAATACAAATCCTAATTTAGACGTTGGATTAGTTCAAGCATCATTAAATCAGATATCCAATAAAGTGGTGATAGCTACAAGGCAATCACTCAGTAGTGCTAAATCTACTAGATTAGAAAGAATGTCTGAATACGGTGATTTTGAATTAGTTTTCTTCGATGAATGTCATGTGGCAATTGGACAAATTAAAAAGATATTAGATAAACTTAATCCTAATATAAAAGTTATTGGTCTCAGTGCTACACCAATAGCCCAAGATATGAAAAAAGTTTTTCATGGAATTATCTATGAAAAGGGTTTATTGGAAATGATTAATAGTAAATATCTTTGCGAACCTAAAGCAATTTATGTGTATTCAGATGTTGATTTGTCCAATGTAAAAACAGTAGCAGGTGAATTTAACCAAAGACAACTAGAAGACGCAGTAAACACTGAAAATAGAAATGATATAATCACAGATGCTTATATTAAATATGCTTCTGATAGGAAATCAACAATTGTATTTGCATCAGGTGTTGCTCATGCAAGAGATATTTGTCAAAATTTTAAAGATAAAAATATTGTTTGTGATTATATTGATTCTACAATTGAGGACACTCAAAGAGAATTGGTGATTAGTAATTTTAAATCAGGTAAACTTCCTGTGATTGTAAATGTAGGTGTGCTAACTACTGGCTTTGATTTTGAACCAACTGACTGTATACTGATGTGTCGGCCAACAAAATCTAAAATACTCTACACTCAAATTATTGGAAGAGGACTCAGAACATCAGAAGGAAAACAAAACTGTCTAGTAATTGATGTTGTTGATATTGTGCGTAAGCATGATTTAATGACAATGACTGATATATTTGGTGTAGAAATTAAAGATCAAGAAACTTTAACTGAAGCAATTGAACGTGAAGAAAAGAATAAGGCAGAGAAACTAGAAAGAGAAGAATTAGCAAAGCAAAAGGAAATTGAAAGACTTAAACTAATTGCTGAAGAATTGAAATTGTTCAAAACAAATATGAGTGAATATTTCTCTGAAGCTTATTTCAATTGGTATAAATGTGACAATAATACATTTGCATTGTCTATTAATTCTGATTTACATTATACAATTTATAAGAATCTACAGGAGAATATCTTTGAACTCTACATGGTTGATACCACAAACAGAATCAATACAAAGGATTACATATCTGAGGATGATAATTTAATTAATCTCATTGAAGAAGCAGAAAAATATGCTTCAAGAAAATATTCTACATTCCTTGACAGAAAAGCAAAGTGGAAATATGAACCTGCAACTCAGAAACAATTAGAATGGTTAAAGAAGGAATGGTGGGCTAATGGTAAGGTGTTGAGAACTAAATTTGATGTACATACTTGTGTGAAGGCAAATAAAATTAGTTGGATAATTAAGAAGAGATGAAATTAATAAAAAACAAATATATTAAAAAATAAAATTTTAGGAGGAACAAATTAATGAAAAATATGAAAAAAGATAAACAAAACAATAATCTAAATAAAGACTTGCCAATTCCATCTTATCATGCGATGATTGAACATGACAGCAAGGAGGAGTTTGGCCTGAAGATTGGAATAATAGATGCAGATTTATTAAGTAATAATAGTCATAGGTTCCCTAACTTAGCATTAATGAAAATTAGTGCATATCATAAATATAGAAGGTCTGATAAAGTTACTTTGCTGATGAACTATAATGATATAGAAAAATATGATATGGTTTACCTTTCTAAAGTGTTTGATTATACAGAAATACCAATTGATATAATGAAATATGATAATCTATATTACGGAGGTACAGGTTTTTATTATGAACTTATGCCTGATCTTCCAGACTTTATGGAACATATGAAACCAGATTATATCTTATATCATAGTTGGATAGGCGATATGATGAGAGAAGGAGCAAAAAGAAAAGAGTTTGAGTATTACTTAGATTATTCAATTGGATTCAATACGAGAGGTTGTTTTCGTAAATGTGAGTTCTGTGTGAATAAGAAATATGACAAAGTTCAATTACACTCTCCAGTTAAAGAATTTTTAGACGAAGATAAACCATACATATGTTTATTGGATGATAACTTATTTGGTTATCCAAAATGGAAAGATATTATAGAAGAGTTAATTGCCACCAAGAAATCGTTCCAATTCAAACAAGGACTTGATTTAAGATTAATGACCGATGAAAAGGCAAGAATAATGTCTAATGTAAAATACAAAGGTGATTACATATTCGCTTTTGATGATATTATGGATAGAGATTTAATAGAAGAAAAATTAACTCTATGGAGAAAGTATAATACAAAAACAACAAAACTTTATGTTCTAGTAGCATATGGAAGTCAAGGTATTGGTGATATATATTCTATGTTTGAAAGAATTAAGATTCTTATGAAGTATCAATGTTTACCATATATAATGAGATACAAGGATTATAAAGATAGTGAATTTTATGGTACATATGTTAATGTAGCTAGATGGTGTAATCAGCCATCACAATTTAAGAAAAGAAGTTATAGAGAGTGGTGTCAAGCCAATGTAGAAGTCAATGGAGAGAATTGTTCTTCGAATCGATATATGAAAGATTTAGAGGAGAAATATCCAGATGTTACTGAGAAGTATTATGATTTGAAGTTTGCAAATTTTGGAATGATTATTACATAATATTAAGAAAAGAGTGATTACAATGAGTAGTAAATCTAGATATATATTCTTACGTAGTATATTATTTTTGGAAATTACTTTTTTATTGATTTTATTATTTAAAGTATGGAAAATATTGAGTTATTAAACCCTAAAATAAAATACTTGCATTCCTCATTATAACATGATATAATTATCACATAGGCAAAGGGGGCGGTATAGTTTACACATTCATCATCGCAATAATCACCAACCTACCCTTTGCCTAAAAATCCAATAAATAAAATATAATAATAGAAAGGAGGTGAAAATAAAATAATGATTACTGCTCAAGAAAAAGGATATCTTATTACTTATAATGTAGAAGATAAACAATGGGTTTATGTTGACACTAATGAACCAACAAAAGACAATCCAAGGCCATGTAAAAGATGTGGTAAATTATCTACTCAAGAAGGATATGATTCTTGTTTAGGAAAATTACCAGGTGTTATTAATGCATGTTGTGGTCATGGATCAGAAGAAGGATATATCATGTTTGAAAATGGTGTTATAATTAGAAGTTATTTTAAAGTTGAAAGGAAAGAGGTGAAAATTAAGTGAAACTAGAACACATAAATATCATTGATTCTATCCAATTTTCAGTAAATAAAATATGTAAACAAGAATATGGTCATGATACAGATTCTCCTCCTAAATTCATAGTAAGTCAATATGATAAACTAGATAAAGAAGGATACAGTATAGGGCATGAAATCATCTTAACAGTAGAACATATGAAATGGAAACGCTCAGTAACTATATTTCCTAGATTGGATTACAAGTATGGATATGGGACTTTAAAGGATGAGATGAAAGATTTGTATAATTTAACAATGTGAGGAGGTGAGAAATAAGTGTGTATATTAACCACAAATCAACTAACAAAACTTAAACAATTACTATTCTCTCAAGACCTAGAAGATGAAGAAAACCCTAATAAATGCATGGAATGTAAAGAAAATGATCCAAATTATTGTGAATTCTCTGATATATGTAATAAATATGGCTATATTTCGATTAATACAGAGAAGGGAAATATATTAGAGGATTTATTTGATACTATTGAGTATTTGGATAAGTTACTTAGAGAAGGGAGGTAAATAATAAAAGTAATAAATAATTATTTGACATATTGTTAAAATAATGTTATAATGATTAAGTAGCAAAGGAGGTGAAAAGAATTCTTAAATATATCGGCATTTATACAATTTTTCATGAAACAAATACAGATGGTAAAAAGTCAAAAAACAAAGATGACGTATATCTTAAATCTAAAAATAATCAAATATATCGGTACTCGGACAATCCTCCCACATTAGCAATCCTTCTTCCATCTGGTTCATCATCAGTCAACAATTTACTTCCAAAGTTTGAAGCAGAAGGAATAAAAGTATGGAATATAATAAGTCCAGAAGTGTGTGAAGAAGCTATATTAGGTTTCGCAGAGGAAGATATACATAAAGTACATAATATCATGAAATTCATGAAAATGGGTAGCAAGGATCAACTCAAAGAACACAATGAGAGAATAAGGAGAAAAGAAGAAAGAGATAAGGAAAAATTAGAACTCAAAGAAGAAAGTCAAATACAAAAATAAATAAATATTATATTTATTTAAAGCATAATAGAGAAAATGTAAAATTATTGACATTCTAAGGCGTTACAAAATGCCACCTATACAATTACCCTAATAAGAAGTTAAAGTTGCTCATAGTATATTTACAAAATCTACAAGTCGCTTGTAGCAAGGGTTTGATTCCGAAATTTTTTCTATTAAACGGTAAGGTAGATACGAAATATAAACAACAAGAAAGAGGTAATACAAATGCAACAAATATTACTCAATGGAAAAATATATTTAGATGAGAATGATCAATCCAGAATGAATTATATTATAGATGAATCAAATTTAAATTACTACCATAAAAAAACATCCCTAACAGATATTCTAGACACAATACATAATTCAAAAAATGCAATTAAAAAATTAATTAGAGTAGTTGGTAAGGTGTATAGTGGTAACAATAATCAAGTTATTGAATCATTTCATTGTTTTGAAGGATTATATATTAAAGAAGAAACTAAATATATAAAATCATATTATGTAGGTAATTTTCCATTGGAACAAAAACTATATGAATGGTCAGATGATAATGTAAATTTAGAGATATTGATACAGGATTATACAAATTCTATTGGTGAATTTATTAATAATAGTTGTACTACGGAGGATTTATACAATGTCACAGCAAGAGCAATGTAAAGATAAGGAGGATTGTAATGATTTAGATTATATTTCTGAAAACTGTGGAATCTGTAAAGAAGAGTTAGTTAGAGTTGAAGATATTTTTATTGGAAGAGAAGATGATATGATTTATTGTTTGGATTGCGCTAAGTATCATAGAATTAGAGTTGTGGAATGTAAAGGGATTTTAGGGATAAATAAAAATAGAAGGAGTGTTTATTAATGTATTTATTGTTAATTGATTATGATGAACCAAATTCAAAATCTTACAGAGGTGTAGTAATTTATGATTCTAGTGTAGAACCTTGGAAAGAATTAGTGAGAGTCAATACTGGTTCTCCGGCAGAAGATGAAGAAACTGCTTTGGAAAGAATCTTTGATGTGATTGACGAAGAAGAGTGTGAAATTAGTTATATGAGTTCTTATGATCATTATTTCTTCGATTTTGATTATGATAATGATCCAGAATATAAAGCAGAAATAGATAAATTAAATAAAGAACAAGATGATAAAATTGAAAAGTATAAGAAAGAGATTGGCAAAGGAGAAGATGAAGAATTAACAATAGAGGAATTTAATTATATTATCAACAGAAGGGATATTTAAATGAATAAAAGAGAGGATATAAAACAATATGAAAAATTAAACAAAAAATCAGAGTGTGTATCTAGGCAGTTAACAGAAGAAGAAAAAATACAATATGGTTTAAAAGAAAGGAATTCAAAAAAAGGAATGAATATAGAATTGCAAGTTGATGAACAATTTAAAAATTTACTACCTCCTCTATCTAAGGAAGAATTTAGTAAATTAGAAGAATTAATTGTAAAGGAGGGATGTACAGAATCGATAAAAGTTTGGAAGGATAATAACACCAATAATACATATATAGTTGATGGTCATAATCGAAATGATATTTGCACTAAACATAATATTCCATTTGAAGTTGAATTTAAGGAATTCTCTAATAGATACGAGGTAATTGATTGGATAATTAATTTTCAATTTGGAAGAAGGAATTTAAATCCAGAAGAAAAATATTATTTAATTGGTTTACAATATGAGAATGAGAAAAATAGTTGGGGAGGTAATAGGGGAAATCAATATGTTAATTTGCCAAGTGGAGTTAATACCCACTTGGCAAATAATGAAGAGGTAATAGATGGTAATGTTACAGACAAACCATTTCAAGCGATTACTACAGCAAAGCGCATGGGCAAACAGCATGGAGTAGATGAAAAATCAATTCGCGATAATGGAAAATATGCTAACACAGTTGATGAAATTGCAGAGCTTGTTGGAGCAGAGGCCAAAAATAATATTCTTACTGGTGAAAAGAAAATTTCTAAAGAAAATATTATTGAGATTGGTAAACAAATTAAAAGTGGTGACATTGACAAAGAGTGGCTTAAAGAAAAATTTATTGATTCTAATGAAAAGAAAGTTAAGTTACCTGAAAAAGAAATTTCAGAAAAGAAATTATCCATAGAAGTAAAACCAGTTGAACAAAATAAAACCTCTATTATTTATGATCAGGAAGAAAAAAAGGATACCCCAACCCCTCCTAGTAATAATATTAAAGAAATTATTAAAGATATAAAAACCCCTAAATACTTCGCAGTAGAATTTAATTTTTTAGATGAGTTAGAATGTGTACAAGATAATATTAAACAATCTATTGAGATGGCAAATGACTTTTTATTTGAAAGATATGATATAGAATATAATATTACTCAAGAAGAAAAGAATATTGCATTAGATTGTTTAAAGGATTTAACTAATCAATTATATGAACTAAAAAATAAATTAAAAAATACAAAAACGAAGGAGAATATGTAAAAATGAAAAGATATTTTAAAAATTTGTCAGTTGAGAAATTACACTCATATTTGGATTATCAGAGAGTTATTAAAGAAGATTTTGTGAAAGAAAAGGTTGCTATTTTTGATATAAATGAAGTAGATGCTCCTGCGGTTAGTTTAAGAATAAACAAAGATGGAGAAGAAGAATATCGTGTAGGAGATGGACAACATACAATTGCTATAGTTAAATATATGGGTTGGAAAGTATTGAAATGTGAAGTAAGAGAAGGTCTTACTGATGAAGAAGAACACGAATGGTTTCATAAAAGAAACTCAAAGAAAAGACCACAAACATCTGGAAGAATGTTAAATGCAAAGGTCAAAGGTAAATTTGATCAAGCAACAAATTCATTGGTAAATATATTAGATTCAGTTGGATATAAAATAAAGACAGCAGATATCAAAAATGGTAATGGAGTAATTAATGCAGGTCTTACAATGGAAGATATATTTAAAAGTATGGGAGAATCTAATTTTAAGCAATTTATTATATTACATAGCAATGTTTGGAATTCTGATAAAAAAGCAATGAATGCACATTTTTTAAAAGGTATGGCTAAATTCTATATAACATATAAAGATGAAATAGAAGATAAGAGATTTATACAAGCATTCTTAAATAAGAAAGTTACTGCTAGTGATATTATTAAAGATGTTTCTAACAATGTGTTAAAGAAAGATAATAGTATTAAATATGCATGGGTATTTGTAGAAAATTACAATAAAGGCTTAAAAGACGAAAGTAAAAAGCTGAAGTTTAGTAAATTAGAAGATTAAATACAATAAATGGTGAGTTTTAAGGGATAAATTATATGAAAGAAGGAAAATAATAATGTATAAATATAAAAAAGGTGTATCATATCAATTTGATGTTGAAGGATTGGGAGAATTCAGATTTATTTTTTCTAGAAATTTAGATATTACTCCAAACAATGGCAAAGATAAATATTATCTTGAATCATATTGGAATCCTGCAAATTATGGATTAGTAGATTTTATTGTTGGATATTATGTTGATGATATTGAAGATGCCGTAAAAAGATTTAGTTATGATTTGGATTATTTCATTGATGGTGCTAGAATTTCTTGTTTGTGTAGAATTGAAGCAGGTCATGACGATGAAGGAGTATATGAAGGGATATTGAATGATTATTTTGATGAGGAATATGAGTGTAAGGAAGATTAGATTTAGAATGTAGATAGTGTATAGGGAGAGTTTTAATACTCTCCCATCCCCTATTGTGATAATCAAAAATAGAGGAAGTGATAAATATGAATGGTATGAATAATAAAATTGGAAGTCCTAAAGATTGGTATATTTATAGTAGACTCGATTACTTTAATAAAATTGTTAAGAATACTAGAGAGTGTACCACTAGGAAGATGACTGATGAAGAGAAGATTAAGTATTATTGTAAGTAGGTAAAGTGAATATTGAAAAATACGAGAGGAGGAATTAAAATGCTTTTATGTTTGAATTGTTACAAAGTTTATAATCAGAAAACAATAAAGAACAATATGTGTAAGGTTAAAGAGTGCTATGGAGATGTAGTAGAAGTTGATGAATTATTTGTACCAGTGATTTCTGAATTGAATAGGAAGGGATATTTTACGCAATACTGTTGTAGCGGTCATGTTGCTGGAAATGGTGGTTTTCATAGTTACATATATTTTGAAGATTATACTCTCCTTCCTTCTGTACCTGAAGGATATAAACATGATCAAGATATGTACCCGCATATTAAATTTGATGAAGGTAAAGTTTCAATTCTAAGATACTTTGATGAAAAATTAAATCTTATGGAACTAAGTAAACAACTTTATAAAAATTCTATTAGTGTATTGGAATGGGTAGAGGGTTTGCCTAATTTAAATGAAAAAGATGGAGGTAAATAACATTGAATTTTGAAAATATACAAATGGTTGTAGTTAGAAAAAGAAGTGATGGAAGCAAGGTAAATATTAGTCAAATTAATGAAGGAAATAGATATGAGAAATATGAATGTATTGTGTGTGGTTCAGATGTAATTCCTGTAGCACCAGAAGGAAAAATTATTGGTGGGGCAACTGCAAAAGTAACTCCTCATTTTAAACATTTGAATGCTGATAAATGTGGAACAGAGTCCTTTACTCACTTTTGGATGAAAACTGAATTTATTAAAATTGGCGATTGTTTTAAAGTAATAACTGATAAAGAAAATGAATACATTTGCAATCAAATATTCTTTGAGAAAACTATAGTGGTAAATGGTAGAAGGTATACCCCAGATGCAACTGTCTTAACATCTTGTGGTAATACGATTCATTTTGAGTATAATTATAGTAATAAGAAAAAAGTTAAGGACTATATTGATATTTGGAAAGAATTAAATAATATTATTATTGAAGCAGATATGAATTCTATATTGAGTGTATTTTCTGATTCAGTACCAACTTTTAAAGCATTATATTACGAAGGTAAATGTTTTAACTTAAATGACGAAGATAATGCTTATTATAGAACGATAGGAGAATATAAATTAACAAAACATGATGAAAACTATTTAGAATCTAGGAAAATTGAAATAGAAAATTTAGATAACCTATGGGAAGAGATAAGAAAGATAAAATATGAAAACAAAGATTATAGTGAGATTGGTAATTTTATTAGGTCAATAACTTCAGAAGAAGGTAGAAAAGTTGCTATTGCTATTCTATCAAGAGCAAGATGTGGTAATAGTATTTTAGGCAATTATGTGACGTTTATAAAGACTAATATTGATAAGCGTCTTAAACTTCTAAATCTAAAATATAACGGGTATCTGATTAAGTATGAAACAGAAGTGCCTAGACTTATTTATGATAGAATTTTCAATGGAATTGCTATTAAATTCTTTATTCCTGATAATGGTTATAATTCAGATGTGCAAGAAATTACTTACACATATAATTATAATTTTAAAGATGAGATATTGAGCGATAATTTTAAAAATAGAATAGATATAACTGTTGAAAAATTGTTATCCACTCATAATTTATTACTAAAAGTATTAGACGTATTTAAAAAGAACGATAAGATAGTCAATTATAAATTAAATTACAAAGAAAATACTGATTATATTAATGCAATATATTTTGTTGATTATAGAAATAAATGTTTTGTTTTAAGTAAAGGTTATTATAGTAAAGAAACTTTTCAAGAGCATCATGCAAATGTGTTTAATAATTTAATTGATGATAATACATTGTTTGTTGGCTTACATTATTTATCTGAAAATTTTTATATTAAAGAGACAAAGGATTCTTACGATTTTAATTTTGTTAATTCCACAGATAAGTTTATTCAATATAGATTTGATAAATTTATTAAGCAAAAGACTTTAAACTTATCATATTATTTTGTAGACAAATCGTTACCTAGATATAACTTTGTAAAAGCTACTTCTGAATTAAATGATTTACTAGATAAAATTGAAGAGAATATAAAAGACATTAAACGTAATTTTTCTAACACTGAATATTCTACAAAAATATATAAAAGCGGAGAAAATATTAAAATCTCTGATTGCGATATAGACAAAAAACTTACTCAATTACTATATCCAATCACTTACTTATCAAATAAATGTGACTATGAAGCATTGAATATACAACTTAATAAAGATTTTACAAAAGGGTTATTGGGTGATTTTAGATTATGGTTGATAAAGGATTTTATTAATGCGTTAAATCGCATAGGGGTAGTCGAGATAAACAATATTAAATAAGGAGGTTTTATCATTGATTAATAGACAATTTTATACATATAAATTTAAGTCTTCTAGGTTGAAAGCATATAATTATAACATTGATATTACATTTGATAAAGCCAAGGAGGTAAAGGAGGTAATAGCTTTGGCTGATAATCAAATATTAAGAAGTATAAGAGACATAAGAAAGAGAATAATCAAGCATGAGAAATTAGAAAGATTGTTCAAAGAAAGAAATGTTAGAAAGAAAAGAAATAATAGAAAAAATTCAAAAGAAAACTCAGATAGAATTTTTCAAATACAAAACAAAATAAATAGAACTATGTTTATTCCAGATTATATTACAATAGTTATAGAACATCCTTCTCATTATAAGAAACTATTCAAAGATGGGCTGACGATTAATGGTAAATTATATAGGAGGGCCAGTTGCTCTGCTGGTCAAGCAAGGGTTTCTACTGTCGTATTTTGTTGTATTGATATATTAGAAGAATTAAAAGAAAGATTGAATAATGGCAGAGACTTAAATAAGGAAAATGCTCCGAGCAAATTTAATTCATATTTTGGACTCGCTGGATCTTCTACTTATTTAGTTAGTGAGCCAAAATTTATTGTCGTAAAGGATTTTATTAATACTGAAAAATTTAAAACAAATTATGTAATAGAAAAGGAATGGAATATTGATGATGATATAGAAATTCGTGAAATTGAAATGGAGATGAATAGAACGGACGGAATGGGCATAATAAGCCCAAAACAAGCTGAGGCGTGGTCTAAGGAATTGGGATTAGATTGGGTTCCATCCCAGTGGTGTGTGAGACAGAATTTTTTGAAAGGAATGCTCTGTGTATTCGACATACATAATTTTTGCCAAGAAATTAACGATGGAAAATATATAGTTGATACTATATATGAAGATAGTGATGGAAACTATATAAAAGTAGACCTGAGAGATTATGAAGTAATAATAACCGAATCACAATTTAAATTGTGGGATAGTTTCCCAGATGTAAATACATATATTAATAATTGTCATAAGAATAAGTTGTTTTGGAGTATATCACAATATACTCCAAAACACGCAAAAGATATTCTTAAACTCAATTATCAATTTATCCAAACATTAAATTTAAATCAAGAAAATATTGAGAAATTAGCACAACAATTTGTTGATTGGATATCAGGAGTTTCTTACGATAATGTCTATTATATGCTATTATTTTTACTTGGGGTAAATAATAACGAATATAGTATTAAGGAGTATTTGAAAAGTAGTGATAATTATTGGATAAAAGGTTTAATTATTAATCATGATTTGAAAAATGATAAATATATCCTGACAAAAATTAAAGAATTAATTAAAATTAGAATCAAGAACGGATGTATGGGGGACATATTTACAAATGGAAACTTCCAAGTATTGGTATATGATCCTTACGGATTTATGCAACATGTTTGTGGATTAGAAGTTACTGGTTTACTTCAAAGTGGAGAATTTTATTCTAATTATTGGAACGAACGTAATGTAAAACAAGTAAATGGAATGAGATCGCCATTAACTTATAGAAGTGAACATGTAATTATGAATCTAAAAAAAGATAAAGAAACAGAAAAATGGTACAAATATTGTAAGTTAGGCATAATTTTGAATTATCATGGTCATGAAGTGGTAAATTTTGGTGGGGCAGATGTAGATTATGATATTTTGGCTACCACTTCAAGTCAAGAAATGATCAATGGGGTTTTTAAAGATGAGTTACCAGTAGTATACTCCCCTCCAAAACCTAAAAAAACACTACTTACAGATAATGATTTGTATCTTGCAGATACTTTTTCATTTGGGTCAATAATTGGGTCAATTACCAATAAAAGTAGTAATGGATATGCTTTGTTACCAAATATAGAAAAAAAATACGGCATAGAAAGTGAAGAATATAAATTGATATTATCTAGATTGAAGCAATGTTGTAAAGCACAATCGGCTCAAATTGATAAAGCAAAAATTGGTAGAGATGTTAAGGGAATACCTAAACTATGGATACATAAACAAGAAATAGAAAAAGATGAAGCAGGAAATATTATAGATTCTGAAGAAATTATAAAGGAAAAAGAATTATATAATAATACTTTATTGAGTAAATATCCATATTTCTTTAAATACTTGTACAAGAATACACATCGTAGATATAGAAAATATTGTGATGAGAATGAAATTACTTGTCATCAAAAATTCAAAATGTCTTTCAGTAAGTTAAAAGAGTTAAAAAGAGTATCAATTGATCAAAAACAGTATATTAATAATTTTTATAATTACATGCCATTAACTTATAGTGATAGTCCTATGAATTTATTGTGCAAATACATTGAAGGTATTAATTTTGAAATAAATTCTAAAATAAAGGTAGTAAGTTTAGATGATATAACAACTAACTATAAAAATGATGATCATCCTTATTCGGATGAACAATATAATACAATTATAGAAGTTTTAAAGGAACATATTGTTGGAGTTAAATATGATAAATTAAATCAAGTAGATGATGTAAATAATGACAATGATTACAGCGAAGATGAAATTAGAGAATTTAAAGTAGATAATGATACTTTAGAAAATAAAATCAATAATGTATGTAGTGACGTATATTTAGTTACTAATGTTTTGTTAGATTATTTTTATGTAGAAAAACCAAGTTCAAACAAAGATATTTTATGGGGAACATATGGTAAATATATATATCAAAATGTTAAAGAGAAATGTTCTGGTAAAATATTATTCCCCTTCCCTAAAAAAGATGGAGATATTAAATACTTGGAAATCAATTATTCATTAAAGGAGATTGATGTTGATGGAATATAAATATAATGAATTGGCTTATGCAGAAGAGGTATATGAGAAGGGGTTCTTAACAAAATATTTTGCGACAGAATTAAGATTATTAGTTTTATATTATAGGGATGTATTAGAATTAAAACCAAAAGAACGTGAATTTAAAATATATGAGTTTTGTAGAAAACATATTCCTAATTTCAGAAAAGAAAAGTTCTATAAAACAATAAATAGAGCATTGAATAATGGAGGGAAAAAAGATCAAAAACTAATTTCCATATCTAAGGTTGATATTTATAAATTAGAGCTTGATTATATTAATTCTTTAGATATTAATCAGGAATACAAAAAAGTTATGTTTACTTTTTTAGTTCAGTTAAGATTAAATAAAATGATTTTTGAATATAGACATGAAGGAGAGGAGTATAATATGTCATATTTTAAAGGAGGTGTTAAGAAATATAATAACATAAAAAAGATATCAAATATACCATTAAAAATTCTTTTAAATGATGAAGTTATAAATTCTCTTGAGAAGTTAGAATTAGTTACAATAATTCATAAAGGAACTATTCTTTTGGATTATATTAAGAATTGTAAACAAGAAGGAGATGTTGCATTTTCTATAAGTGATTTTGATAATATTGGTTATTACTTGGATTATTATAATAAGGCAAATGGTGTGATAAAATGTGAAAATGAAGGATGTAAAGAGTTGGTCAAGAAAACAGGTAAAAATCATAAATATTGTAAAAAATGTTTAAGAGAAAAACAATTAATATGGCAAAGAAAAAGTATGAATAAGACAAGAAATAAAGGGAATGAAGATTTATGTGAAGTTCTTTGAAAACCTTGTAACCCTAGTGTATCAATGGTTTGAAACTCTTTTATGTTTCTTTAACTAATGATATATAATAATAATTGAAAGTAAGGTGTTAGAACTTATCGTAGGAGTATATAAAATTGTTTGTTTGATTAATAACAAACTTTATATAGGATCTAGTTATAATATAAAAAATAGAATTAGTATACATAAATATAAATTAAAAGCAGGTAAACACGAGAATATCCATCTTCAAAGGGCTTGGAATAAATATGGAGAAGATAATTTTAAGTTTGAAGTAGTAGAAGAATGTTTAATAGAAGTTCTACGTCTAAGAGAACAGGATTGGATAAATTCACTAAAAGTATGTGATGTAAATATAGGATATAATATTTGCAAAATAGTTGGAAAACCAGGAGCAAAAATTGATGAAGATACAGTAATGAGAATAAAATATGATTTATCATATGGTGTTGATGTAAAAGAAATTGCAATAAAATATAGTATACCTGACGGAACTATAAATACAATTAAATATTTAATTAGTTGGGATTATATTTTGCCTGAATTGAATGAAAAAATTACTAGTTTTGTGAATACTCAAAAATCAAGATTAGATATTGATGCAGTAATGTTAATTAAAACAGATATGTCGAACGGAATAGATATAAATACTATAGAAAGTAAATTTAATATTTCACATCAAACTGCATTAAATATACGTAATTTAACAAATTGGCGAGAATGTTTGTTTGAATTAAACGAAATAATTACAAATTTTAGAACAGATATAGGGAAAAATAAAACACTAAAAATAATTAAAATGAGGTCTTATTGTGAAAAATGTGGTGAAGTAATTTATAAAACAAATAACAAGCAAAAATTTTGTACCAAATGTGCTAAAGGTAATAAATAAATTTACAATCCCACTTTCCTTACTAACTAAATCATACACAATTGGCTATATTAGTAGAAAACTTTGCTTAAAATTATCTATCGAGTTTTGCCAATAGGACTTGAAGACAATTTGGCATGTATTATCGAAGTAATGGTTACAGATAATACAAATTGACATCTTAGTTTCCCACATAATTCTACTCAGTCTAATATCAAAAGTTTGGTCGCTTTGATTATTAGACACATATGCTGTAACACCACTCAACCCCTACTTATAACCAAAAAGTAGATAGGTGTTGACCAACAGCATATGAGAAGAACTGGAGAGTGAAGGGACAAATAAGTTCCCACTCTCCTTATCAAACAGTTTATTAATGTGTTTTGGTCGATAGCACATTTATAATATATAAAAACAAAACAATAAACTCCAAACTAAAAGGAGCATCAATAACAAAACATTGGAAAAAATCACAAAACAAGAAATGGAACTAATAATTGAACGAAAAATAATCAAATTAAATAAAAAAGGAAACTATGGTGACAGTTTGGTGGTCACTGGTAAATATGGTGGGAAAAATAAAAAACAGAGATACGTAACTCCATCTATCTATAATAAATTATTGAATTCAAAATATGAAGAATTGATTGATATAATTACTGTTAAATCTAATCAAATGTATATGTTTGAACAATAAGGGAAGTGTTTATGAATAATAATTTATTTTACTGTTACTCTCCCATTTTAAAAAGAGCATTGTTACATAATGAATTTAAGTATTTACATGTAGGTATAAATAATAAAACAAATAAAAAATTTTGGGTTTTTAATAATACACCAGAGTTAGATGAATATTTTCATTTAAAATATCAACTTGAACGGAATAGTTTTAAATAACTATATTTTATTTACTTTAAAAAATTTACTATAAAAGGAGAATTAAATGAAAAAATATAACTATAAAGAGGTCAAAGATTATATAGAATCATTGGGGTATAAATTATTAGACAGTATTTATATTTGTGGAACAAATAAATTAACTTTAATAGATTCAGAAGGATATTATTTAAGTACAACTTATTATAATATATTTTTATCAAAAAGAACTCCTATGAAGTTTATTAAGTATAATCCATATACAATCCAAAATATAAAATTGTGGCTAGAATTAAATAATAAACAATTTGAATTATTAAGCAATGAATACATAAATGCGCAAGAAAAACTTCAATGGAAATGTAAAAACGAAAATTGTAAAGAAACATTTAATATAAGTTGGAATAATATTTATTCACAAGATCAAAATTGCCCATTTTGTTCTGGTCAAAGAGTTGGTTTATCAAACTGTTTAGAAATTAAAAATCAAGAATTGGCAAAAGAATGGCATCCAACGTTAAATGGTGATTTAACACCCTATGATGTGACTTATGGTAGTGGTAAAGAAGTTTGGTGGAAGTGTAAGGAATGCGGTTATGAATGGAGTGCCATAATTAATAATAGAAATAACGGCAATGGTTGCCCGGAATGTGCAGAATCGCGTGGAGAAATGAAAATTAGTGAATGGTTAAAGTTTTATAAAATAAATTATCAAGCACAAAAAATGTTTAATAATTTACTTGGTTTAGGTGGTGGCAATTTATCGTATGACTTTTATTTACAAACATATAATTTATTAATTGAATATCAAGGAAAATTTCATGACCAAATTATATTGAATTATAAAGATGAGCCAAGAGAATTGGCAGAAGCGAGACTAGTAAAACAAAAAGAACATGATAAATTAAAAAAAGAATACGCTAAAAATAATAATATTAAACTTCTAGAAATATGGTACTGGGACTTTGATAATATAGAAGAGATATTAAATAATTATTTAAATTAATAATAAAATAAATAGCAAGGGAATGATTATTATTGCTTAAAAAGTGTTCGCCAGACACTAATGTTTTAATGCAATATTCTAAAGAAATATTTGAACAATATGATAAAGTTTATGTCACTGGTTATGTTCTGCGTGAACTAGAGAAAAATAAACATAGTCAAAATGGGGAAAAGAAATATCTTTCAAGACGGGCATGTAGAGATATTGAAATTAATAATGACAAAGTGGTTTATTTTATTAGTGAAAATAAATATAATATGCCTGATTGTTTTGATAAAGACATTGTTGATAATAGGATAATCTCTAATATTCGAGAATTATGTGTAAAAGATAGTGAAATTTTGGTGTTGAGCAATGATATTTTATTTAGATTTACTTGTGATTCTATTGGGATAGTTTGCGAGAAGTTTGGTAGTGAGATATCTTCAATCTATAAAGGATTTAAAAAATTAAGTGGGGATGCAGATTTTATAAACAATCTATTTTCAGACATTGAAAATGGAATTAATGAATATAAGTTTGTAATCAATGAATATTTGATACTTTATAATTCAGATGAAAAGAAAACATATGAATATAGATTCAATGGTAAGAAATTTGTTGGATTAAAATTACCTGACTCAAAAGTAATTAAAGGTAAAAATAGCCTTCAACGATGTGCCTTAGATTTATTAAATGATAAAAGTATTGAAATTGTTTGTGTAAATGGGCAAATTGGGAGCGGTAAAACGTACCTATGTGTAAGAATGGGTTTACATCAGGTAGTTGATAAAGGCGATTTTAATAAACTTTTAGCTATTAGAGAGGCAATTGGTGAAGGTAAAGAGGTGGGGTATCTTAAGGGAACTTTCGAAGAGAAAACAGAAATGTTTTTTAAACCGATTGTTCAATCTTTAGAAGGTGGAGAACAAGAATTACAAATACTTATCTCTAGAGGGTTATTAGAATCAACAATTCCTTTTTATATCAAAGGGACAACTTATAATGATACTGTTTTTGTATGTGATGAAAGTTCGGATTTAACAAAAAAACAATTAAAACTTATTGGCACTAGGTTGGGTGAAAAATCTAGAATATATTTTGCAGGAGATTATAAACAATCTTGTATTGATTCTTCTGAGAATAATGCTTTAGTTCAAATGTGCAACGAATTAAAGGGCGCTAAAGAATTTGGGTGTATTTATTTAGAAGAAGATGTTAGAAGTAATGCCTCTAGAATATTTTCGGAGTTGTTTGAGAAGTAACATATAAATAATACTCCCTCAGTCTGTATTGCTGTACGGAGTCAAGGTATAGAGTGTTTTTCTATCACCTCTTTAAATTAATTCAAGGAGGGAAGATTTATAATAATGGATTTCTGTTAGTAAAAAAATCAAATCATTGAAGATAGGTCTTTGTACTTAATAAAAAAGTACAATGCACCAATATTAAACACATAATCTGATACTCACAAGGTTTCAGATTAAACAATAAAATATCTAATAATCAATAGTAAAAATAAATAAAAAATTAAAATAAAAGGGGATATATTAAAACATGAACAAACAAGAATTAATTTCCGCAATTTCTGAGACCACAGGTCAATCCAAAAAAGACACTGAGGCATTTCTAACAGCATTTACATCCACTGTAATTACAGAAGTAGCAAAAGGCTCTAAGGTGCAATTAGTGGGATTCGGAAACTGGGAGAAACAAGCCACTAAGGGTAAAGAGGGTACAATTCAATTTGGAGATCGTAAAGGTCAAAAATGGACTTCAGAAGACTCTTTCCGTGTTAGTTTCAGTGCAGGGAAATTGTTTAAGGAAGCTGTAAAGTAGTAATTAATCCTTAAATTATAAATATTGTGCTACCATATAAGTCCTGAACAGGCATGGTAGCACATTACAATAACATATTAAGTCGGAATGGAGACTTTAAACCCATATCCATTGGTCTGGATGAAGACCTAAAACTCATTACAATATCAAAATAAAATAAAAGGTGGAATAATTAACAATGGCAAAATCTAAAATTAACGAAACTAAAAAGATTACTCATAAATTTGTTGTTGAGGGCGAACTTACAGTTGAAAATGGCTTAATTATTGTAAATGTGCCAGATAAAGGTGTGAAAAATTTACATGAATTAGTTAAAAACTTCAATGGTGAGTATTGTAAGATTACTTTTCAAGAAGACCAAGAGGAATCTGTTGAGCAAGATGAAGAGTAGTTTTATTCAATGAACATGAATGGAGTTGATTATTATGTTTTATGAAGACGAAAGAGGTAAATCTCTTGAATCTAGTAGAGGATAGTCATTGATGTGCCTAGTAGCACCTTAATTTATAAGAAAAAACATAATAAGTATAGTTTTTGCTAGGCGAAATTTTAATATTGATTGTTAATTGAATTATAATTAATATTATCAAGACGCTAAAGATTTTTATATGCTTATAATCAAAATTTAAAATTAAAGGGGATAAAAATCATGACAACTGAAAAAATGACTATCCACAAAGCATTAGCTGAACTAAAAGTAATTGGCACTAGAATTGATAAAACAATTTCCCAAGGGGTATATTGTAAAGCAAATAAACACTCTAATGATAAGATTAATGGTGTAACTATTGATGAATTTAAGACACAAATCCAAGCTAGTTGGAATAAAGCAAATGACTTAATTAGTCGCAGAAATGCAATTAAAAGAGCAACTGTTTTATCCAATGCTACTACTAAAGTAAAAATTGGTAACAATGAAATGACAGTAGCAGAAGCAATCGAGATGAAAAATAGCGGAATGGCATATAAGAAAACATTAATGAATACTTTAAATCAACATTATGTACATTCTATTCAAATTATAGATAAAGAAAATGGAGAAACATTAAATCAAAAAGCTGAAAACTATGTAATTGGATTATTTGGTTCAAAAGAAGGCAAGACAAATACTGATGAACTTGAAAAAGTAAGGAAAGAATTTATCACTAATAATTCATTTGAATTTGTAGATCCAATCAAAGTTAAAGATAAGATTGATGAATTGGAGAAGGAAATTTTAGAGTTTGAGAGTGAGATAGATTCCAGTCTATCAACGAGCAATGCTCTGACAGTAATAGAAGTTGAATATTAATCTTTGATAGTCTAGGAAATAACTACGTACTGCTTTTCGAAAACTTTAAACCATAATTGACAAGTCTTTTTGTGTACTTAGACTGGTTTAATAAATATAAAGAAAGTACATATTATTTGCATCTTTAACAGGATGTTTACTTTAAAAATTATATGATTTAACTAAAAGATCAAATAATACAAAAGCAAAACAACAAGAATTCTGTAAAGATTAAAGTTTAAATCTAAACGCTTAAAGTTAAAAATTCAAAGTTTAATAAAAGTGTAAAGTTTAAAACTTAAATAGTAAATAATAAAGATTGACTAAATCCCTGATAAAACGGTTTGGTATAATTATGCTTGACCAAAAGTTGTCCGCAGGGCTGGAAAGCAGTAAGTTATTATATAAATTTTATAAGTCGTTTGTGCTTTAGGCACCTTATATGGAGACAAATGTCTCCCTTGGTATCTTTGATATGGGAGAGTTTAATTATCTCTCCCCTTCCAATAAACTAAATAGGTTTTGCAAGTTATATCCTAAATAAAAAACTTGCATATATTAATAATTATAATCCAAGAAAAACTGTATTTTATGCTAAATTTGGAGAGTAGGCGAGTGGTTTAGCAAACTGTCTTGAAAGGATAAATATATTGAGTAGATTAAAAAGTATTATATGGACAATTTCAAACATTGAATTATTAGAAATTATTAAATATAGTCAATCATATTCAGATGTTTTAAGAAGTTTAAATTTAAAAACTAGTGGTGGAAATACAACTACATTAAAAGAAAGAATAAAACAAGAAGAGATAGATGTTTCTCATTTTTCAATATATATTCTTGGTAATAGAGAAAATAGAACTGAACAATCCGTGGAGTATGTGTTTGTTGAAAATTCAACATATAAAAACAATGTTGGTTTAAAAAATAAAATAATTAAATACAATTTATTAGAATATAAATGTATTGAATGTGGTAATAAGGGTGAGTGGAATGGCAAGAAATTAATTTTACAAGTTCATCATAAGAATGGTAAGCATGACGACCACAGGATAGAAAATTTAGAATTCTTATGTCCAAATTGTCATACTCAGACGGATAATTTTACTGGTGGAAATGCACGTAAACCAACTGAAGAAACTTATACATATAGAATTAACCAAGAAAAAGTAAAAATAAATAAATTAAAAGAAGAAAATAAACTTAAAAAGATACAAGAAGAGTTGGATTATAAAGATAATAAAGAAAAATTAATAACAAGTAAGAATAATAATGAAGAAACAGAAATAAGAGAAATTATTAAAAACTATCCATTAAATAAACATGGATCTATAATGAATTTATCTAGATGTATTGGTATATCTCATACATCAGTTAAAAGAAGATTGAAAAAATATAATATTCAATAAAATGCAAGTGTGATGGAACGGAATACATGACAGACTTAAAATCTGTTGCTCGTAAGAGATTGTGGGTTCAAATCCCACCACTTGTACCATATGCCGAAATAGTTTAATGGTAAAACAACTGATTTGTAACCAGTTAATCACAGTTCGATTCTGTGTTTTGGCTCCATAACTACTATATTCTCTATTAAAGGAGGATTAAACAAAATGAAAGAAACTAATATTTATGAATCAATTAATGAAGATACAACATGCCCTATATGCTTCAAAAATAGGTTTTGGTTAAAATTTTATTGCGGTAAAACAATATTATGGTGTGCTGATTGTGGGCATTGGGTGGAGATATAAGTTTATAAAAATAATAACACACAACGAGAGCAAGTGTATCGGAACAAGCGTGTTCCTCTTTCTAAATATTTCGCTAACGCTCAATATTTAGGTTGGATTATTTAATTTATTTGATGATGAAAGGTGATAAAATAATGAATATTTTTGAAACAAAAGATTTCTACTTAGCAGCTTTATTTGTTAGTTACAAATTTCAATTAGTTGGTTCAGAAAAAAAAGAAGAAAGCGTTTATTTTAAAATTGATAATAATAAACCTGAATTATTTAAGAAACTTATTAATGATTTTTTGAATTATAATGCTATGGTTAATTTAAACAAATTAACTAAAGCAACATCCCTATTAAGAAGGGAATTAGACAAACATAAAATTGTAAAATAATTTTATTTGTCTGTGATGATGAAAGAGGTGATGTCAACTATGGAAGATAAAACTATGCGGATATTAGCAGATATTTTTGCTAGTGACGTTGATACGTTTAAGGATATAAAAGCACAAAAAGAAATTGGAGACTTTATAAAACAATACCTTAAAAAAGATGAAGATAATACTTTGACTGCTTCTCTTTTTGTAAAAGATATTAAGAAACAACATTGGAAACCAAAAGATCACTTTACTAAAGTATTTAATTTAGAAATTGCTTATGCTGTTGAACAATATGGAATTACAAAAAGTGAATTAGCATTTTTATATTCTTTATCTCCTTATTTAAAATGGGAAATGAATTTAATTGTTGATTTGGAAGATAATCCATTAAATCAAATTAGTTTAGCAACATTATTAGATATTGACAGAAGAACTGTAAATAGAAATATGAAAAGTTTAAGAGAAAAATTAGCAATAGTAAGTTATGAATTAGGTAAGGAAACCTTTTATTTGGTTAATCCTTATCTTCTTTATTGTGGTAAAAATATCAATATACTTGTTCCTCGACTGTTCGACACAATAGGGTACGAGAAGTGTAGAATCAATAGAAAGGATACAGCCACAAAACGCACTAAATTAAGGATTCTGAGTAATAATTGGTGACATGGATGCCACTTGAGAAGTTTTAAAAGTAGACAAGATAAGGTTTTATTTTATGATTAGGTACATGAATGTCACCAATAGCGTAATCCCTTATGCCAGTAGGCGTAGGGGGTTACTTGTTGTGTGAATGTTTTGAGATGATGAAAGGCGGTATATAAATGAGCGAAATAATTTCAGGTATATATAAAATTACAAATACAGAGAATAACAAAGTCTATATCGGTAGTTCTAAAAACATAGATAATAGATGGAAACAACATAAATGTTTACTTAGAAGTAAGAATCATCATTCACAACATTTACAATATTCTTGGGATAAATACGGTAAAGATAGTTTTACTTTTGAAGTTATTGAGGGAGATATATTACAAGAGGATTTATTTATTAGAGAGCAATATTGGATGGATAAATTACAATCTTATAACCCTAAACGTGGATACAATATTTCTGTTGTGGCAGGATCATGTATAATGAACGATAATTATAATTTTGAAGAAATTGTTGATGAAGAATATGAATTAGAACACAAATACAAAACAATTTATATGGTAATGAATTTAAAAGAAAAAGAAATAGTATATCAGAAATCAAACTCTACTAGAAATAAATGTACATTTAGTGATTTAATTTTTGATGTATATAAATATTTGGTAGAAATTAATTTCAGAACTTGGACAAAAATTATATTATATAATGATGAACATCAAATTGAAATACATGATATCAATGAATTACCTAGTGATGTTTGTGAAAAATTGTTTTATAACAATGATTTTCAAAAGATACAAATAGAAGATTACAGAATGGGTACAAAAAATAGTATATATAAAAATAATTTTAAATGGTATAAAACAGAAATTGATAATAACAACAATTTAGATATAACTGCCTTTGATGGGTTTGATTTATTAGAAGTAGGAATATGCTGTAAGTAATAACTTCAAACACAAGTATAGTAAAGGTTTAATGTGATTAGCAAACAAAGTCCTTAGTCGATTAGGTACAATAATAAAATAAATTATAATAGGTGGTATTAATAATTATTGGATAGTAAACTTATAGACATATGTTACCAGAAATTTAATAAAAAACTCAATATGAGTTGGGATGAAATAGCAAAATTATACTATAAGAATAGCAATGGTAATATAGGTAGTGGTGAAGGATTAAGAAGTAAATTTAAAAAATATAGAAAAGCAAATGATGTTACTAATAAAAGTATTGTTGCTGAAAAAGATAAAGAATTAATTACTCCTACTCCATATACTCCTAATTATAAAGAATCTGTAGAAATCAAGCAAGATAATTATCAAGTTTCTGATAAATTAATTTCTATGAGTCTTGAAGAATCTAAAGATCCTGATTTTGTTTTGAAGAGTCATGGGTATTCTCCTGATGAGTTTATTTTAATTAGTGCTAAAAATAGTATGTGGCATATGAATACTAAGGAAGATGGAGTGAAGGTTCTCTACAGTTCTAAAATATCCGTTAAGCCTCGGACTGAAATATTACTTAATGAAGACAATATAACAAAAATATTAGACAGTCTAATCAAAAACTACTCTATCCCATCACCTAAATATATCAAACACAATCCTAGTACAAATGGAGATTTGCTTATATTGAATATTGCAGACTTGCATCTAGGATTAAAAAGCTACTTAGAAACAAGTAATAATGAATATGATGATGTAATTGCAACTAATAGATTCTTTTATGTAATTAATGATGTAATAAGTAGAATTAAACATAAAGAAATAGATAAGATTATATTATTAAATTTAGGTGATATATGTAATTTTGATACTCCATATCAGACTACAAAGGGTACGCCTCAAAATGATCATTCAGTATCTTATTACCAAATGTTCACTAAAGTATCTGATTTGCTAATTAAAGCTATTGATATGCTATCACAAATTGCTCCAGTAGAAGTATGGAATTGTAATTCTAATCATGATAGATATACTACGTTTGGAATCTTTCAAGTTTTGAATTCATGGTATAGAAATAATGATAATGTATGGATTGATACTGGAACATTGGATAGAAAATATATTAAGTATGGTAAAGTCTGTATTGGGATAGCACATGATATCAACGAGAAGTCAGCTTTTAAAACAATACATAATGAAGCAAAAGAATATATTAGTGATTCAGATTATTTGTATTGGTTTGTTGCTCATCAGCATAAGACAATGGTCATTGACGATTATGGCGTTGAGATTAGGAGATTGCCTACTGTAAGTTCTAACTCAGAGTGGAGTTACGGGCAAGCATATACAGGTACAGTTAAGAAGAGTCAGAGTTTTATTATTAGTAAAGAATATGGGATTATTGATATTTTAAATACTGTGATTAAGGATTAAAATAAAATAATTAGAAAGATAAATGAGGAATATATTATGGCAATTAAAGATTTTCAAATTGATTGGTTATATGAAGATGAAGTTAAAGACTTAACCAAAGGCGTATTGCCCGAACCAGACCTTTTAGATTTCTATAACAGATTATCTCGCAGACAAATATTTTGGAATACTGAAATAGATGAATCACTTGTGGATATGTCTATGCAAATTATCCAATGGAATTCTGAGGATAAAGATAAAAAACAAGAAGATAAGATTCCAATTAAAATTTACATAAATTCTAATGGTGGTTGTTTAACAAGCGTGATGAACTTTATTAATTTAATTAAATTATCTAAAACTCCTGTTTATACAATTGCTATGGCAAAAGCGTATTCCTCTGGAGGACTTCTTTTAATGGCAGGGCATAAAAGATTTGTATTCCCTGATACAACTTGTTTGATCCATAATGGTTCAACTGGTGCATATGGAGACACAGGAAAAGTTATGGATAATTTAGAATTCACGCAAAAATTAGAGGAAAGAGTTAAGAAATATATTCTTTCTAATACTAAAATTTCTATTAAGCAATATGAGAAAAATTATCGTAGAGATTGGTGGTTATTTGCGGAAGAGTGTATTGATATTGGAGTTGCAGATGTAATTATTACTGATTTAGATGAGATTATTTAATTATATAAATCATTAGAGTATAATTTAAAAAATAAATAAAAATAAAGGCAGGAAAAATTAATGCAAACAACCGTAGTAAATTATTTTGATGATCAAACTAATGAGCGTGTAGCAACAAAATTCTATGTGGGTAGTGAAGAGGTTAGTTTTGATCAATATGCAGAAATTATAGAAGATTTAATCCCTGATGAAGTTGAAGATCAAGAAGTAGAGAATTGTGCCGATGAACTATTAGATGAAGAAATTCATGAGGAAGATTGCACTTGTCCAGAGTGTCAGGAAAATAGAAAAAATATTTATCTTGCTGAAGCTGTAAAATTCTTATTTGAGAATCAATTGTGTCCTAAACATGTTTTTGAATTGCTTGGAGATATTTATGATAAAGCAAATTATGAAGGATATGAAGAGGGATATACGGAAGCAAAAGAGGATATGAGAGAGTGGTTGGAGGATTAAATTATCCTCTAAAATCTAAGTTTTAAATTAACTCAGATAGAGGGCATCTTTTAATTAGATGTCCTTTCTTGTGCGTTAAAATAGCACAAATTTATGATGAGAGGAAGTGAATTAGAGTGATAGAACAAAAAGAAAGATATGTTTATATTTATAATCCTTTGCAAAGTAATTACTACTTATCCCAAGGAGTAATGATTAAAGAAGTTGGGATTCATAATGTGACAAAGAAGCCGTGGTATAAATTTTCTTTTTTGGAATCCGAAGAAGCATACCATAGTTGGTGTGTCAGAGGTAGATAGTATTTTAGTGTGATTAATAATATGAGAAAGTGGGAATTAATAATGGAAAATAATATTAATGAGTTAATAATAAAAGGTACAACAAAAGTATGTGGAATTGATGTTCCTAATGTTTATGGTGGGTTTGGTGGAGATCAGAGAGTAATTTTAGTTAAAACTATTGCAGAATTACATAATAAAAAACCAAGTCATGTAAATGAATTAATAAATAAGAATATAAAACATTTTGATATAGGAATTCATTATCTTGACTTAAAAGACAGTAAAGAAGCAACTGCCGTTTTGGTCGGCAGTAATATATTTACAAATCAAGCGATTAAAGTTAGTAAAAATATCTTCTTGTTGTCTGAACGTGGATATAGTTTACTGTTGAAATTTATGGACAGTGAATTATCTATTATCCAATATAAAGCAGTAATTGCAGATTACTTTTCAATTAAGGAAATAATTCTAACACAAGCAATAACACCAAATGAATTGAAGCAATTAGTCGCAAGAGAAATAGGGACAATAAAAAGAAATAAAGAAACTGAAGCAATGTCCATATTAAAAAGTCGTGGAGAATTGAGTCACTTTTATAATCCATATGCGTGTATTACAAATACTACATATGACATGCTTTATGGTATGTATGCTAAAGAAATTAAGAAATATTTAGATTTAAAAGAGCGTGACAATCTCAGAGACTTCTTATCTACGAAGGATTTAGAAGAGATAAAAGAAATTGAAGAAGAAATAGTATGGATGGTAAAGAAAAATTATACTTGGAAACAAATCTATAGTGATTTAGTTAAGGAATATCCTAATAGGATAGTACCAGTCAAGGCAGAAAAATCTATTAAGGAATTGAAGAAGATGGATAAAATTATGGTTGGTGATGGTGGTATTAAGAAGTTGAAGTGATAAAGGTTAGACATTTAATGTCGTACCTTTTAATCTAATAATAAATAATGTTTTGTAAGTTATAAGACGCTTGAGCAATCAGGTGTCTTCTGTGTGGATGGAAATTGTGTTTAGATTATTATTATGTTTTATAGAAGAAATTTATAATGTTTTGTGGGTAAGTCGATAATCCAAGCAGAATTGTTTGGATTATTTGTTATTCACAGGAATATGTGGATCAAAGTTGAGAGGTAATTTGGGAAGTAGCTATCCCATCTCTACACGCCTCTCTTCTTTCTATTTTTAGTGTAGAGATCAATAAATGTGTAGAAAGAAGGAATTAGAGATGGAAGAAATTATTACAAAGAAATGTAGTAAATGCGGAGAAGAAAAGCCAGCAACAACAAAGTATTACAACAAGGCAAAGACAGGAATATATGGCTTAACTGCTGAGTGCAAAGAGTGTAAGAAAAAGAGAGAAAAGATTAGTAATGAGATTAAAAAACTAAAACCTAAAATAGTAAAAGAGTTTAATACTTGTATAAAATGCAAGAGAGAATTACCATGTAATATTGTATATTTTCCTCCTGATGTCCTATGTAAAACTGGATTAAGGAATTTATGTAGGGAATGCGGTAAAGATGGGCATTTTATGGAAGAAGGATATATTCCTAAACAATGGTGGACAGAAGAAAAAGAAGAATTATTTATAAAAGTTTATCCTCATTTTACCAATGAAGAGTTAATCGAATTATATTTTCCTGAAGAAACTAGAAAAGGTTTAACTGATAAAGCATTTAAAATAGGAAAAATAAATAAAACCAACGAAACAGCAAAAAGAGGACATAAACAACAAGGGATAAAGTTATCTGGTGATAAAAATTATAATTATGGCAAACATTTACCTGAAGAAACAAGAAGAAAAATATCTCTTTCAAGAAAAGGAAAATATATTGGAGAAAATAATCCATTGTATGGGATTAAATGGGCTAAAGATGATAAGAGACGTAAATTAATATCTCTTAATAAAAAAGGCTTATGGTCTGGAGATAAAAATCCTAGACATATTAATCCATTAAATGGAGAATTGAATGGTAGATGGGCAGGAGGTATAAAGGAATTATACTATGACTTACGTGACCATTTACAAGATTGGAAAAAGTCTTCAATGGAGGAATGTAAATATAAATGCGTTTTAACTCATGGAGAATTTGATAATGTCCACCATCTATATAATTTTAAAAATATTGTATATGAATTATTTGAAGAATTAAAATTACCTATGTTAAAAACTATAGGTGAATATTCAGAAGAAGAAAGAGACTTAATTTATAATTTATTACATAGTAAACATAAGTATTACGGAAATGGAGTTTGTTTATGTAAATCACTCCACAAACTTTATCACGATACATATAATTATTCAAATAATAATAAAGAACAATTTGAGGAATTTTGTATTAGATATCGAAGTTTTGAGTTTGATAATTTATTAGAAGATAAATATAAATACAAAAATATTTTACTAAAGGAAGTTGTTTAAATATGACTTCCTTTAAATTTAAGGAAGTGAATACATGGCAGGTAGACCAAAAGGTAAAACACAAGGAAGACCACCAGTTGTAAAAAAGGAATGTGATAACTGCCACAAGGAATTAGCAGTAGCACAATTTTATAACACAAATTCTGTCTTGTCTGTAGATGGTAAATTAAATATATGTAAAGTTTGTGTTAAATCAATGCTAGATTATAATAAAATTGAAACAGTATATAAAATACTTCAATTATTAGATATTCCATTTATTTATTCTTATTGGAGAAATGCAAAAGAAAATAATCCAGAAGATCCGTGGAGCAGATATATTACAATGGCAAACTCTAAAATAAATGAATTTAAGAAATCAACATGGAAAGATAGCAAGTTTGAACCAGATAGTATTAATCCTGTTAAATTAAACATGAATCAAGCAATAATGACTAGTAATCATTTTGACGTAACAAATGAAATGATATTAAAATGGGGAAATAAATATGAACAAAATGATTATTATGAATTAGAACAATTTTACAACGACATGCAAAGAACAAATAGTATTGAAACTACTCAAGATATGATTTATCTCAAAAAGTTAGCAATCATATCTTTGAAAATGGACAAGGAACTAGAAGAAGGCAATTATGATGAGGCAAAAAAATTAGGAGACTTATTCTCTAAGTATATGGCTGATTCGAAGTTCAGGGCAATGGATAAAACAGATGCAGATAAAACTGGTGGCATTCGCAATTTTTGTACAATTTATTCAGAAGTTGAAAAAGATGGATTTATTCCTCCTTGGGAATATTATAGAAAAATAAGAGGAATAAGCCAAGATGTGGTAGATAAAACAATAATGCACATAGAAAATTTTACTTTAAAACTAAATAAGGCAGAAAAAATGATGTCACCTCCATTAGATACTCCAAAGTTGGATTTAGATGAAATTGATACAGATAATATAATAGTGATTAACGATATAGAAGTTGATGTTGATGATATTATTGGAGATGGTGATAATGGCATCACATAATAATTTTAGTAAAAAAAATAGAGCGACAAAAGACAGTAATGCATTTTTAGATCCTCAAAGTATAGAAACTAACAATATAAATAATCTACAAATAAAAAGTTTTGAAAATGTAAAGGAAAAATGGAGAGAATTATGCAGTTATTTCCGTTGGTATCCAGATAAGTTTCTTGACTATATTTCTCCTCCAGATTCTAAAATACAGCTTTATTACTATCAAAGGGTATATTTAAGAATAATGATGAGATATAGAAAAGTCTTTTTAACTGCAACTCGTGGAACGTCAAAAAGTTATCTTCAGAATTTAGCTTTTATCTTAAAATGTATTTTTTACGAAAAAACCAAGCTGTTTACGTGTGCGGTAGGGAAAGAGCAAGCTGCTAAAATTACAGCAGATAATATCAATGATATATTTGAACATTACCCTCTATTAAAAAAAGAAGTTAAGACATTTGTGGAAAATAAAGATTATACAAAACTAATATTTCATAATGGTTCTAAGTATGATGTTGTCCAAATGAGAGATAGCACCCGTGGAGGACGCAGATATGGTGGGGCAATTGAAGAAATTTCTGATAAAAAGTTTGATGGAAATATACTCAATGCAGTAGTAATTCCTTTAATGGCTAATGATAGAATCGCCGCATGTAGTGGTGTTGATCCAGATGAAATACATAAATGTGAATTGTATATCACTACAGCAGGAACTCAACAACAGTTTTCTTATGAAAAAATGTCAGAAGTTTATCAAGATATGCTAAATGGAAAATCTGCATTCTGTATAGGCAACTCATATGAATTACCATGTATGTACGGTCAATTGGACATTGATTTTATTGAAGAATTACGTGAATCTCCAACTTATTCCATATTAGACTTTATGCGAGAGTATCAAAGTATATGGACTGGATCAAGTTCTGATTCGCTTGTTTCTGATGAAAAGTTACAGAAATGTAGAACTGTCCCAATTGCAGAATGGGAACATTGTGGAGACGCTAATGTAATTTATTGCTTGGCGTATGATGTTAGTAGAAATGAAGGAGACGAAAATGCTCTCTCTTGTTTATCTGTAATAAAATTAACTCCAAAAAACAGTGGTAATTATGCTAAAGAAGTTGTTAATTTATTTTCTATGGAAGGTCAACATGATACTTGGCAAGCAAAATTCTTAAAACAAAAAGTTAAAGAATTTAAGGCAAGGATTTTAATTGTGGACGCTAATGGAATTGGCTCTGGGGTTTGCGACCAATTGGTGTTAGATTTAGACGATGGAAATCCTCCATATAAAGTAGTAAATGATGAAAAAGGAACATGGAAAAAATATGAATTAGAAAATGGAATACCAATGGTTTTTGCATTGAAGTCACAAAATAAAGACACTAGAAATAGTGATATGATAAATAATTTTATGCAGATTTTTAATAAATTAGATATTGGACTATTAAAAACACCACATGAAGGTATTAAGGATTTAGAGAAAAAACTAAAGCATAAAATTAAAGATAGCGATGAATTAGCTAATCTACAAATTCCATACATATTAACAGATAATTTATGTGAAGAGATTATGAATCTTAAATATAAACAAAATGGAAACGAAACTAAAATTGAACGAATATCAAGGAGAATACAAAAAGATAAATTTTCAGCACTTTTGTACGGTCTCTGGTGGGTTTATTTAGAAGAGAAGAAAAATAAGATTAAAAAACGTCCAACAAACATCTCCCCCTCATCATACTTCGCAATAGCAAATAAATCAAGCAGAGCAAGAAGATAAAACAAATCATAATAAACAAATAGAAAGGAGGTTAATCCTTGTCAGACCAAGACCAAAACAACAATCAAAACAAACCATTATCCCCCAACCTTTTCGCACTAAAAGAATCATGGGAACCATCTAAATCAAAAAACTTTTCACTCTCTCGTATCGCTTCATTTTTCTCAAACAAAAGAAATACTAAAAACAGCAAAACCATTACAATAGATAAAATAAAATTATGGTTAAATAATCCAAATAAATATCAAACAGAAATCCTAGACCTATCTGATTTACTATATGCTCCAGAAGGAATATATAAAACTCTAGTAAATTTAACTTCTAATATGGCAACTTTAGATAATTATCTTCAACCAACAAAATCTACAATGAGAAAACTTAATCTTGAATTAAAAGCAAAAACCGAGTTTGATGAATTAGGAAATCCAATAAACGAAGAGATATTTGATAAAATTCTAAACAACTTTGAAAATGAATTTGATACAGTTAGAAATTATATTGAGAATATTGATATAAAGAAAACTGGAAGAAGAATTATTGAAAGTATAGTTAGATATGGTGCTTACTGTGGATTTGAGAAAAATGATGGAGATTTTCCATATCTATGGGATTTACCAATAAAGTATGTTAGATTATATTCAATAAAAAGTGGACAGTATAAGGTGGAACTAAACTTCAAGTATTTCGATGACTTATCAAGAGACAATGAATTATCTGAATTTGCTTGGGAATTATATCCTTCAGAATTTAAAATCTTATATGGTAGATACAAAAAGAATCCTGATAAATTAAGATATCCAGAATGGCAACCTTTGCCTAATGAAAAAGTATGTTGTATTAAATTAGGTGGAGATAACGAAACTTTCTTCTTGCCATTGTATAGTCAATTATTTACTGAGTTATTTTTGCTTAATGATTTAGTTGATGAAGAAATTGAGAGTTCACGTGATGAGAAGGTCAAGATGGTTGGAATTGAATTCCCGAATGACAAAGAGACTGGCATCCCTTTAATAGAACCAGAAAGAGTTTCTGAGTGGGTTTCAGTTGTCGCAAACGGACTTCCAGAAAATGTATGTGTTGTGGGATGCCCCTATCCACTCAAAGAGATCCCTTTTAAAAGTTCACAAAATCAGAAAACAGAATTGATTGATTTCGCTAAGAATATGGCATATATGCAAGCAGGAGCTAATCCTTTATTACTTGGAGGTTCAAGTACAAATTCTTCAGTAGGTGTAACTCAAAATTTAGTATATATTCAATCTTTAGTATTTTCCATATTAGACAAAATACAGAGTTGGTTTAATTATCGTATAAGTAATGTTAATTTAAGAAAAAAATACACATTTGAATTAAATATATGGAAAATCACTTGGTATAATAAAACGGAAGAAGTTGAAACTGAATATAAACTAACTACAATTGGAGGGAGTTTAGCAGTCTTGTCTAGTAAAGTTGGACACAATTCTGATTCTTACGACGCGACATTGCAATATGAAAATTTGACCAAATCTAAAGATAATTGGCGTGTCCCTAAAAACATGAATCAAACAGCAGGAAATGACGATAAAGGAGGAGCACCGAAGACCTCTACGCCTTCTGACTCTACCATTATTGGGCAGGATAAGGAAAGTAATATTAGATAAATTAATTTAATTTAAGGAAGTGTTTAATTTGAAACCTTTTTATTGCTATAGTAATAGACTTAAAAAGGAACTATTAAAAATTGGTGAAAGATACATAGTACGAACATTAAACGAAAACACAAATAAATATTGTTGGGTATTTTTAAGAACTGAAAAATTACTTGAATATCTTACACAAAGAAAACAAGGATTGATTTAAATAATCAGTCCTTTTTAATTTAAATAAATTGATTTGGAGATGATATTTTTGATTAAAAGAACAAATTTTGATGTAATAAAGCAAGAAGTAAACGAATTAGGATATGAATTAGTTAGTGAAAAATATATTGAAGCACATAAGAAATTAATTATAAAGGATAAATATAATTATCTATATTCGATAAGTTATACAAATTTACATTCAGGTAGAATACCACATATAGTACATAAAAATAATCCATATTCAATACACAATATTAAATTATTTTTAAAATCAAATAATTACGATTTTACTCTGTTGTCTGAAAAATATGAAGGAGAAGATATCCCTCTAATTTTATTAGACAGCGAAGGTTATTTTTATTCACAGACTTGGCGTACATTATTAAAACTAACTCGACAATTATTTGTAAGTGGAAATAATATATATTCAACACAAAATATTCAATTATTTTTAGAAAAAAATAATGTTGAATTAAAAGTGATT